ACCGTTTAATTCACGTAAAAACAAATTTACCAATTTCACTTTTGACAAATTTAAACTTGAATGATCGGTTAATTATTCGAGATAAAAGATATGTAATAAACGAAATGAAGTCAAACCTAAGAACCGGAGACGTAGATTTTAGTTTGTATTTAGATTTCAGACCGGTTAACCCGCCGTCAATTAATACGGTTAGTTCGTTAGCAGCGTGTTACGATTATTTAATTAATATCGAAAGAAATTCATTTGCAGATTTAACCAGCAGTTTAGCAGGTGTTACAATTACCCCAAACCCATTAACAACAAGTGGATTTGTTACGATATGTTTACCGGCAAACACTACAGGAATAGAAAGAACAATTACAATTACCATAACAACAAATAACAGGGACGGTAATACAAGAATTAATTATTTATATATTATTCAGCAAGCATGATAGAATTGATTTTAGAACTTTTAAAAACGAGTGATTTTTACGGTGTTTCTGAAATTGTGGACGTGGCAAAAGGAAAACACGAACTAACAGGAAATGTAAAAAAGATATTTAAACAAGAAATAAGAAAATCCAAATGGCAGAAAAAAGGACGATAGAATTAGAAATAAAAGAAAACTTTAAACAAGTTGAAAAAGATTTAAATTCTTTAGACAAAGCTTTAGATAATACAGCAAATTCGGCAAGGGACGTAAACAAATCTTTTGAAGATGTCTATGGCGATTTACAACCGTTAACGGCAAGGATGGGTGAAGCTGAAGATAGACTTTATGAATTGGGTGCTGCTGGTGATTACACTTCTAACGAATATAAAAACTTATTAAATACAGTAGGTGAATATCGAAAAGTACAAATTAATACTGATTTAGCAGTTGACGCAGCTTCAATGACGCTTTCTCAAAAATTAGGCGGTGCTTTAGGTGGTGTTGCTTCAGGCTTTGAGTTGGCTCAAGGTTCTATGGCATTGTTTGGTGTTGAAGGTGAAAATGTACAAGCCGCTTTATTGAAAGTGCAAAGTGCAATGGCTTTATCTCAAGGATTACAAGGACTCAAAGAGGCTAAAACTTCTTTTATAGCGTTAGGAGATTCAGCTAAAAAAACCGCAGTAGGTCAATCAATTTTAACGGCAGCAACCGCAGCATATACATTTGTTACAACCGCAAGCACAACGGGTTTAAAATTATTTAGGTTAGCTTTAATTTCAACTGGAATAGGGGCTTTAATTGTTGGAGTTGGTTTATTAGTTGCAAATTTTGATTCGATAGTAGGAGTAGTAAAAAAAGCAGTAGGTTGGTTCGGCGGATTAAGCGGGACAATGAAAAATGTTATTTCTGTAATGTTTCCGATTATTGGTATAATTCGTTTAGTAGTTGCAGGATTAGAAGCAATGGGTGTTGTTGAAAATGAACAAGAAAAACAACAAAGAGTAAGAGACGAAGCGACTATAAAACGCCATCATAAAAGGATGGACGAAATAGCTAAAGAAAAGGCTTTGCGCGATAAGTTGCATAAAACAATGAAAGAGGCGTATGATAATCAAGATAAAGCCGCAAACCGCGAAATAGCATTATTAAAAGCGCAGGGAAAAGATACAACAGCCTTAGAACGCGCACGTTTACAAGCTACAATTAATTATCAAACAAATTTACAAAATGAAAGCGCTGCTATATTTAACCAAAACAAAGCAAAACACGAATTAACAAAAGCTGAATTATACGCTATTGGTGTTCGAAATGACGATTTCAAAGAATACAATAAATACGTTGGCGATTATACCTCAAGGCAAAATGATTTATTAGCTCAAAATAAAGAAGCAAATGAAGCGCGAAAAGATGCCGTTAATCAATTAGCAATTTTTGAAATTGAAGTACGTAAAAGAAATGCAGAAAGCCAAAGCAATTCAAACCAACAAAGTATTAATTCAGATACAAAAACCGCAGAAACAAAAATTGATATTGCAAGACGTTTAGAAGACGAAACATTACGTATTAAAGACGAAGGACGCGCAAAAGAATTAGAAGCGTTAGACTTACAATATAAACGTAAAAAAGAGGATGCCGAAAAGGAATTAGCTACCGACAAAGACAAAGTAAATAAATTAGCTAAATTAAACGCGCAAGCTATTGATAGCAGAAAAGCAGATGAAAAATTAATTAACGATAAATATGATAAGTTAGACAAAGAAAAAGCAGCAAAAGCGTTAGAGGACAAAATTAAACTTCAGGACGAACAATGGTACGCGCTTCAAAAAATAAAAAATTCACAACAGGAACAAGAACTGTTAGATTTACAAATTGCCTACGATAAGGAATATGAATTAGCAGTAAATAACGATATTTTACAAAAGGAATTAACGGACAAATTCAATAAAGATTCAGCGGCAATAAATAAAAAATACGCAGATGAAAAAAAGGCTGCAGATCAAAAATTAGCAGATGAAGAAATAGCAAGGGCAAAAGCAGTATCGGAACAAAAACAAGCTATTCAAAATCAGGGGATCGAAGTAGCGTTACAAGGCGTTCAATTAATTAAAAATGTTTTTGAAAAAAGCAAAGGAGTACAAAAAGCGGCGGTTATTGCAGAAAGCGCTATTGGTATTGCAAAAATGATTATAGCAACTAAAGTTGCGAACGCAGGTGCTCTGGCTTCGCCTGCAAATATTTTACTTCCGGGAAGTGCAGCGCCAATTATAGCTTTAAATAATATTTCAACCGGTATTGGAATAGCGGCAAATATTGCAGCAACGGCAAAAGCTTTGAGTTCTTTGGGTGGTGGATCAGCGCCAAGCGCACCGGGAGCAGGTGGTGGTGGTGGTGGGGGTGGTGGATCAATGACGCCACAATTTAACACGGTTGGAAATAACGGTATTAATCAATTAGCGCAATTACAACAACAACCAACGCAAGCCTACGTGGTTAGCGGTCAAGTAACAAGCCAACAGGCGTTAGACAGAAATAGGCAACAGAATTCAAGTTTATAAGTTAAAAAGATATGGAAAAGTTTGAAATAGTAGAATTACTAATAGATGAAACAAAAATAGAAACAGGAATAAATGCCGTTTCAGTTGTTGAAAGTCCTGCAATCGAAGAAAACTTTGTAGCGTTAAACAAACACGAAGTAGAATTAAAAGAGGTCGATAACGAAAAGCGCATTTTAATGGGCGCGGCTTTAATTCCAAACAAACAAATTTACCGACGTGTAAAAGAAAAAGAATTTTACATTTTTTTTAGTGAGGACACGGTAAGAAAAGCAAGCGAATTATTTTTAATGCGATCAAACCAAAACAACGCTACGATCGAACATGAAAAAAAAATGCTCGAGGGAATGTCCGTAATTGAAAGCTGGATTATTGAAGACGAAAAAAAAGACAAGTCAAATTTATACGGTTTTAATTTACCTAAAGGTACGTGGATGATTTCGATGAAAGTAAACAACGACGAAATTTGGAACAAGGTAAAAGCCGGTGAAGTAAAAGGATTCAGCATTGAAGGTTATTTTGTGGACAAATACGAAATGAGTTTACAAGAAAGCGAAGATGAAATAATAATAGAAAAATTAAAAGAACTAATTGTAAATTATGGAAACACAAAGTAAAGCAAGTCCACGCGGTGGAAAACGTGGGTGTTTATGTCCAAACGGTAGATATAGTTCAAAATGTTGCGACGGTAGTTTACAAGCGCAGGGAATAGGGCAAACAGCAAGCGTACCGCCACAAAATGTTACAGTAACAGAAACTAACGGAGTACGTGTTACAGTGCGTCAAAACGGCTAAAAAGGGAACAAAACAAAAACGCGAAAGTTAATAAGTTAAATAAAGTAATATGAATACAAGAAAAACGATTTACGAAATGTTGTTTAAAAACAACGAAACGCAATTAGAAACGCATGAAGTAGATTTAGCAATGGCTGATGATGTTAAAAAAGCGTATGCAGCTGCAATTGCAGCAAGGAAAAAAAGTTTTGATGAGTACCAAAAGTTAAGACCGCTTTTGGCAAATGCTTTAAAAATGCAATTAGACTTACAAAAACTAAATCAAGATGCGGTTCCGATTTTTGATAGGTACGAACAAGCGGTAAAAGAATTAGGATTAGATCTACCAAAAGAAATAGTTCAACAAAAGCAAAATGTTCAGGATGGATTAAAAGGAACTTTTGCACAATATGTAAAAGCTTTACAATCAATTAAATTATAAAAATGAAAAATAGCCTAATCAATCAAATCAAAACTTTACTTGGAATGGAAGTAAAATTGGAGCAAATGATGTTGGCGGATGGAGTAACAGTTTTAGAAGCTGATTCATTCGAACCTGAAATGGAAATTGTAATAGTAACGGAAGACGATCAAAAAATACCGGTACCCGTTGGGGAATACGAAATGGAAGACGGTCGTATGTTAATCGTTGTTGAAGAGGGAATTATTTCCGAAGTAAAAGAAAAAGAAGAGGAAGAGGAAGTAGAGGTTGAAGAGCCTATCGAAGAGGAAGCGAAAAAAGAACAAGAAATGGAAACAGCTAAAAGCAATCCTAAAAAAGTAGTTGAAAGCACAATTAAAGAAAGTTTCTTTTCGGAAATTGAAGCATTGAAAAAAGAAAACGAAACTTTAAGGAATTTAAATTTATCAGGGGATTTAAATGTATCTGCTTATTTAGAATTACCTATTGGAACTCATGTTGTAGGTAATGATGCTATTACAGTTGCAGAAAGAGAAGTAGATGGATATGATGGCAATAAGTTTATGCAAAAATATATTGTTTCAATTATTCCAAAAGATGCAAATACAAATTTATCAAAAGACGAAGAAGTAAAACCAATTTCTTTTAATCCTGAAAATGACAATCCAATAGAAATTACAAGGTTAGCAAGTAAAAAACCGCGTACAATTATGGATTCAGTTTTAGACAAATTAAGTAAATAATAATTTTAAAATAAAAAAAAATGAGTACAACTTTAGTATCAATTTCAAATGACGATCTTCGTCAAGTATTACAAACACAAGTAATTAATTCGGCAATTACTTTAAGCGCGGCGGATTCTGGGAAACTTTTTTCTTTGAATGCAGCAGCAGGGGCACAAATTACTTTGCCTGCAGTAGCAAGTTCAGCGGGTTTAAATTTCCGATTTACAGTACAAGCGTTATTTGCCACTACAGCGTGGACAATTAAAGCAGCAACAAATGTAATCCAAGGTGTAGTAATTGTAAATTCAGTTAACGTTCCTGGAGCAGATGAAAACACAATTACATTTTCGGCAAGTGCTGATACAATCGGTGATTTTGTTGCATTAAATTGTGACGGCGTTAATTGGTATGTTTCAGGGGTTGGAACAGCATCGGGAGCAATTACATTAACAGTAGTTTAATTTTTAAAAATTTATATAATGAAAAACATTAATTTAAGTACAACAACGTCAATTACAACGACGTATGCCGGAGAATCGGCAGGAAAATACATCGCTGCGGCTTTGTTAAGCGCACCAACTTTAGAAAAAGGCGGTATTACAATAATGCCTAACGTAAAGTTCAAACAAGTTATTAAAAGAGTAGCTACGGACGATATTATTCGTAACGCAACTTGTGATTTTGATCCAACAAGTACAGTTACATTAACTGAAAAAATTCTTCAACCGGAATCGTTTCAAGTTAATTTACAACTTTGTAAAACCGACTTTAGATCTGATTGGGATGCTATTCAAATGGGGTATTCAGCATTCGACGTGTTGCCAAAATCATTTGCAGATTTCTTAATCGCGCACGCTGCTGAAAAAGTTGCTGCAGGTATGGAAACTTCGATTTGGTCAGGTGTTAATTCAACTGCAGGACAATTTGCAGGTATAATGACACAATTAACAACTGATGCTGCTTTACCATCTACGCAAGAAATTGCAGCCGTTGGTGGTGGTGTAAATGCTTCAAACGTAATTGCTCAATTAGGTTCTATCATTGATGCTTTGCCTGCTGCTTTGTACGGTAAAGAGGATTTAACTTTGTATGTTTCAAATAACATTTACAGAGCTTATGTACGTGCATTGGGCGGATTTGCTGCAGCTGGTGTTGGTGCAAACGGTTACGACAACAAAGGAACAAACCAAGTATTGAATGATTTGTATTTCGACGGTGTGAAAATATTTTTAGCTAACGGATTAGCTTCAAACACTGCATTATTGGCTCAAACTTCAAACTTGTTTTTTGCGACTGGTTTAATGAATGATATGAACGAAGTTCGTGTAATTGATATGGCAGAAAATGACGGTTCACAAAATGTTAGAGTAATTATGCGATTTACTGCAGATGTTAAATACGGATTTGCTTCAGATTTAGTAACATACGGAATTACAAATTCAGCTAACTAATTTACTATAAACTAATACAAAGGGTGGTGGAATATCTACCGCCCTTTTTTGTTAAACATTAAAAAAATATAATTATGAGCTGCGATATAGCAAACGGAAGATTGGAAGCGTGCAAAGATGCGATTTCAGGATTATTAAATATCTACTTTATAAATTACGGTGATTTAGAATTACAAGAAGTAAATTATGATGCAACAAATACAGATGTTATTGAAACATGGCCTCCTGCTGCAAGACTTTCTTTGTATAAATACGAATTGAAAGGAGCAAACGGATTCGAACAAACTATTCAAACTTCAAGAGATAACGGAACGACTTTCTTTGAACAAGTATTAACAGTACAATTAAAGAAACAAGACGTTGCAACGCATA